GAATTCCTTTCTAAGTTCAAGCCCACGTTTTGCATTTTTTGCCATTTCTTCTGTCGGCTTTGTGTCAATATCCTCTTCAGCCTTCGGTGTTACAAGTTCCCCACCAGTTAATCTTGTGTAATCTGCATGACTAGCACATGGCATATAAACAGTTCCATTTTCCGTTTCATGCGCATGAATTCCAGTGCAGCCTATTTCTTCAGCACGCTCTTCAGCCTCTGCTTCAGTTGTGAAAATATCTTTTTCAACTTCTCTTTTGCTTGCGTATAAATCTTTTGCATCTTCATCGTTTGCATCCTCCGTAGTTGGTGCGCCAAGTGGGAAAAGGTTTGCGGCAATGTAGACATCATCGCCGCCTGTTATGTCATCAAGTCCTAATCTTGATCTTGCCTCGTTTCGGCTAATAATACCTTCACGAACTGCATTGATAACATTATCATAAATTCTACGTCTGCGCTCTGCCATTGCTGGTATCGAGTCAATATCATATTTGATTTGTATGTTATCGCCATACGATGGTGCAAGCCATTCATTTAGATCACTTTGCATACGCATCATGAGAGGCACGATTGTATCCTCGTAAAGCGCAAGCCTAGCTTCCTGCACATTTGCATATGTCTGTGCGTCTGGCACACCAACAAGCTGGCTCGGCACACCAAAGCATAATGCAATATCTCTTGCACTCATGTTCTTTAATTCCAAGAAATCCATGTCCTTCGGCGTTAATCCCATTTCCTTCCAATCGAAATCGCCTTCTAATAACATTGCACGCCCTGAATTATCAGGACCGCTAAATCGTGCATTGAGATCGGTATGTAATTGTTGTCTTTGTGCCTCTGATAACTGCACAGGCATGCCAGCGTCATCTTTTGGCTTAAATACAATAGCACCTGAAGGTCTGGCACCATTGTTAAGCAAATTAACATTATGTCGTGCCGCAAGGTTGTGCTGATCAATATCAACAGCCGCCGCACTTATTGGTGACAGTCCGTAGTAATCATCTAATGGGTTCCATAATTTTAAATGCTTAACCTCTGATGCGCCTGTCTCTTGGTCAACATCATACTGAGCCACGACCTGACCACCGATTTTGTACTGATAATTCTTTGGTATCTGGGTTTTGCTCGGCGTGATTGTGATGCGGTCAGGGCGCAGGATATGCAATTCACTGGGTCGCCCGTTAACATCTGAGCGCAAGGCGTATGAATTGCCATCTAGCAATAAATATGAATAAAGCGACTGAAAATATTCAGTGCCAGCCATCTGGGGATTTGGTCTTTGTAATAATATCTCTAAGGGGTGGTTTTCTATCTGCGTGTCGCCATCGAATATATTAAATTTTACTGCTGATGCGCCGTTTGCTATTTCATTTATACAACGATAAACGATTGCGTTTTGTTGGTAGCCCTCTTGCGATAATTTTTGGTAAGTATATTTAGATTGATTATATGCGGTTACTCCTTGATACATAACCATCGGGAATTCTTTTTGCTCAAGGCTAGGCGGGTTGATGAAATTAGCAAGTCGCTGTCTGAAAGTCGGCATTAGCTTATTCTCCACTGTGCCTGTCCATCTGAACGGCTTAACTCTGTCAATGCCCAAACTAGAGCATCCAATCGGTCTGGTGACTTACCGTCCCCAGTGTAAAAACACATTTGTTCTTCTAACTTAGCAAATATTCCAACGTGATACACCTTTTTTTGTTCATAAAGTGCGGCAATAGGTTCTGCACGTACCATCTTACCTCTTGTTGCTCGCACAGATCGTATCGGCACATTTTTATCAATAGTTGATAAAAGCTTCTCGACAAGATCACCGCCATTATTGACTTCCACAACAATTCTATCAGCTTCGTATTTATAATAAGCTCTTATTGCTTCACGCATCCAGCCATCTGGAGTATTTTTTTGTGAAATGTCATCAATGATATAAAAGAGGTTATCAATACCTCGACCAGCCACAATAATCCCAGTTTCGTCGGAGTGCTGGTTGTTTGTAACTGCAGGATCAATGGCAACAACAATTCTTGCTAATTCTGGCATATCATTTTCAGCAAGTTGTAACGCATCAATCTGATCGTGTGACCATAAAGCACCTTCGACTTCGTTAACAATTTCTGCGTATAATTCTTGGCGACCCAATGTTGTGCCACCATATTTTTCCTCTAATGCGGCAAGTGCCGACGGGGCAAGATTTGCAGCATTATCGAATGTACTTCCTCGCGTAACAATAACATCGGGCTTGTCGATTAAGCTTTTTAGTAATTTGGTTGGCTTTGGTGTTGTTGTGATAACACATTGTGGTTTTTTTCCTAGCCGTAAGCCAAAAAGTAGCTGATCGAATGTTTCTGGATACCGCCATGCAGCTAATTCGTCACACCATGCCCTATGAAACTGCGGTCCACGTAACCGATCTGGCTCTGTCGCACTAAAGCCAATAATCTTTGATCCGTTTTTTAAGCGTATTTCTTGATTACTTGCATTAAAACCTTGACCCCTGCCATCAACTAAACACTCTCTTGGTATCAATGACATGATCCCCGACACACCACCAAATGCCACTCTTTTAAGATCACCAAATGTTGGCGTTATGACTGCACAATTTACGCCCTCGTTTTCAAGCGCATATGTAATTATGTCCTGTGCACCTGTACGTGTTTTGCCCCAACCCCTACCAGCAAGTATTAACCAAATATTCCAATCACCCGTTGGAGTAATTTGCAGATCACGTGCTTGCGCTTCCCATTCACTAATGGATTGTAGTGTGGCTCTGTGCTCGTTCTTCCCGCATTTCTCGTAATTGTTGTAAAGCTCGTTTAAATGCTTCATCTCCGTCAACATCTATTGTTCCTTTATGGATTTCTGATGCTTCACCAAGTGCCAGCTTGCCAAGTTTCTGACCATTTAATGCAATCTGGCTTAAATCTTTTATTTGGTATATTTCAAGTGCAACTGTATTTCCATCGCCCCTGATCGCCGCAAGATTTTCCTGCAACCGCCTGCCAACCTCACTGATCATGCCATTGGCTATTGTTAAGCAATTCTTATCAAACTGACTTGCTTGTTCTGCCAGTTTATTTACCTTTTTTTCAGAAATTTTTTTTGTAAGTTGATCTTGAAATTCTTGACGTTTATTAAGCCAATCACCCTCTCTTGCCCATCTGCTAATTGTATTTGCTGTTGTGCCATGATTGCGAGACAGCTCTCGCATACTGGGATACTTACGGATACCATCTTCATCGGTTATGCCTTGAATATACTCCTGCCTGATTTGCTCTCGTATTTTGCCTGTATCTCTGTTTGCCATTGCTGTACGTCCAAATTACATATTTAACTTGTATTTAATGGGATTTCACTCTTTTGACAAGTTTTTGCCCATAATCATTATTCCCAACCAGTGAGTTGTATTCTTTTTTTCTTTTAAGTTTCATTTTATGAAATGGCATGTAATTAACACTATGATGCCATCTACCAAATTTTTTAACTAATCTACTTACATCGGGATGAACCTGCACTTGCATCCTCGATTTTTCAAGCGTTCCCTCTTTAAAATAAAATTCGTCGCTGTTGCCACCTTTCAGCAGCTGTGTCTGTAGCTTTTTCTGTGCAAAAGCATAAAACTGCACAGTACACCAGCCAGCTTTCATCATGTCAAGCGATAAAATTGTATCTTCGTTGTACCTGCCTCGCCATCTAAAAGGCAAATCATTACGAATAAAGTTACAACTGTATATGCGTGTATTTGTCATAAATGGTGGCATTTGTGTTTCTGCTCTAGTAAAACAGAACATATCATACACAGGACCACTCATTCCGATGTTCTCGTATCTTAAAATAAAATCTTCTTGAGCTTTCCAGAATGATGCTGACCTGCACCTAATTCGCCTACGATTATTTGTCCTGATAAAATATCGTATATTGTCATCCATAACCCAATGCCATGCGTGACCATTGTCTATGCTATGATCCCATGCAAAGTTTCGTGCAGGACCAGCTCCTGAGCTTTTGCTTGTACCTAAATCATCACAATGCTCGTATTTATCTTTGTATGAAGGATCAAGTTCTAAAATGCTTGCGTATTCAAGATTACGATGTGCTAAATATTTTTTAACTTCTTGTGGCT